GGCTGGTCTGATTTCAATACTTCTTGTTCAAAGTTGGTGTCGTTTACTTCTAATACTTTACTCATTTGTTTCCTCTTCTTGTTGTGCTGGCTTGTGTAGTACAGAGCCGTCTTGTTTATAATGGACCTGCTCCCCGTCTTCATAAGTAATGATTGTTTCATTGCCGGGGTGAGGTTTAATGTGAACTGTTGCGAAATCTGCGATACTCTCAAAAATAGCAATACTTCCCTTCGGAGGGGGGTAAAGCCAGTGAACAACACATTGCCCTGTCGCCAAGGTAATCCCCTCAATCACAATACCTGTTCCAGATACACCACTCTCGTCGTTGATACGACATACGGTGAAAGTTCTTATGCCCTGCGAGCAGATTTTCGCTGGCTTCTTTGGCTTGAGATCTACCTCTGGGACTTCTTGTGTTTCGTCAAGGTTTTTATGTTCTTCGCTCATTAGTGTGTCCTCATAGAAATGCCTATCAATGCTAACTCGTTTTCACAAGCAGCAGTCATCATAACATAAGCGTTGATCAAGTCAAAGTCAGTCTGACCAACCACAATGCTGTCTGCTCCAGTTTTCTTGTTCTGTATCCTGTTGTTGGAATGCAGTTGCTTTTCCAGCAGATTGGCGTAGAAGTTGTTGTTTGTTATGTACTCAGCCAAAAGTCTGATTGCGTGGTCTTTGTGCAGGAGTTCAGTCTCTCCGCAGAAAAACAGTTCCATCATAGAAATCCCTTTGTTAATCAGGGTTTCTGCTTCTTCTAGTTGCTTATAGGCTGATTGTACGTTTAGAGCGTAGGAAGTCTTTTTGTCGCTGTTACTCGTCATTTTCCTTGCCTTCTAGTTTCTTTTTGAGATCGACATAGCCGCCGATAAACTTATGGTTTCTGCCTTCAAGTTGGAATACCATAGGGACTGTACCCCAATCCATTTCCTCTTTTAGTCTGAGGAGGGTTGCGTGTTCTCTGTTTAGTTCCATTACAACAAACTTGTGTTGCTTGTCCCTTAGCAGTTCCTTAGCCATTGTGCAGTAAGGGCATTCTGGTATTGTGTAAAGGAAGTATGTGCTTCTTTCTTTCATTTCTTTTTGCCGAGCAGTTTATTTTGGATTGCTCCTAAGTCTCCTACAACGTCAAGGTCCAATCCTGATTGTCCCCTGTTAATGTATAACTTAGTGAAACCTTCTGCTGGGTGTATCTCCTGTCCTAGTGGTGTTTCTGAAAGTCTTGTCTTTAGACTGTCGTTCTCTCTCATACAAACAACGTGCTCTGGGTTTACGAATACTTCTCTTAAAGAATACTCTTCTACCTTGCCGTCTGAGTTGGAAGCGTATGTGTTTTTACTATACACTTCAATAAGTTTAACTAGCATAATTAGTTGCCTCCTGTGCAATATACAGATAATGCTTGGGGACTGCCCAGACACCACCTCGGTAGTTTACTTTATAGTAAATGTCTTTTATCTCTCCCAATACCAGAACGTGCGTAGGAACCTTTGGGTTGCAGAATAACTTCACCCCTGACTCTGGGTCATCTTCATTTTGAAACTGTAGGAGCGAAGTTGCTGATGGCAACCAAGCAAGATCACCCCTCTTCATTTTCTGCTGACTCATTGCTTCCCTCCGCATCCATTACTCTGGACATAAACTTTTCATACTCTGCTTGTTCCTTTGCAGCCCATTCAGCATTGCGCTCTTCCTCTGCCGAAACCTCTGGCTGTGGTGGAAGGAGGGCGTCTTTGTATCCCTGCATAATATTATGAACTTCTTGCAGATTCTCGTCAATGGCTGCCAACTGCTGTCTGAACTTGTCGATCAGTTCAATAGCCTGAAAGAACTCTTCTGCTTGATTAGACAAGGACACTCTTACGATTTGAGACATCTGGTCTGGCAAGTTATACACAATTTTGTTTTTGGCTTGGTCAAGCATTCTTCTGCTTTCACCAGCCAAGTCGCTCAAGTCTACTGTTTTGGTTATCTTTACCCTCATCTTATCCTCCGATAATAGCGTGGTTGGTTGTAAGCAAAGTAGAGGAAACGCTCATCGCATTCTTGATAGCGCAGCAAGTTACCTTGACTGGATCTACTACTCCTGCTTCATACAAGTCAACATACTGGTCGGTTGCTACGTCTAGCCCGATGTCGCTTTGGTCGCTTTGCAGTATGTTATTGATTACAACGTCGGGCGATTTACCTGCGTTGGTTAGGATTTGCCTGATAGGTTCATAACAGGCTTCCTTAATAATAGCAACACCTTGCGCTTGTTCTGCGTTGTCTGTATGTACTTCTAGGTTTTGGACGGCTCGCAGGAGTGCTGTGCCTCCACCAGTTACAATACCGTCTTCCTTTGCTGCTCGGACTGCTTCGAGGGCGTCTTCAATTCTATGTCGCTTCTCAATCATTTCCACTTCGGTTGAGGCACCGACACGGATAATGGCTACTCCACTCGCAAGTCTGGTAATCCTTTCTTGGATTGCTTCGCCTTCTTGTAGAGTATCAGAAGCAGCAACTTGGTCCCGTAGCATAGAAATCTTTTCTTGTATCTCGGCTGGTTCTCCCATACCGTCGATAACTGTGGTGAGGTTCTTTGTTACGTCAACCTTCTTGGCTGTTCCAAAGTGGTCCATCTTTACATCACGCAGGGTCAGGTCTTTCTCTTTGGTAATCAAGGTAGCACCAACAGAAGTAGCAAGGTCGCTTAGAATGTTTCTTCTCTCCTCGCCATAACGAGGAGCCTTGACTGCTGCGACTTTCATTGTGCCTCGGACAGCATTCATAATGAGGGCAGCAAGAGCCTGACCTTCAATGTCCTCCGCAACAATAACGAAGGGTCTGCCTTCTCTGGCTGCGAGTTCAAGTGAGGGTAGCATATCTTCTACTGAATCAATCTTGGCGTCAGTCACCAGAATCATTGGGTCGTGGTAGGTAACAGCAGAGCGTCGTTCGTCGTTAATAAACTGTGGAGATAAGAAGCCAGAATCAAACCGGAAACCCTCAACAATGTCTAGGGTCGTATTCATTGAACGGGCTTCTTCTACCGTGATAGCCCCGTCTTTTCCTGCCTTGTCTACCGCTGTAGCAATCAGGCTACCAATAGTCTTGTCGCCGTTTGCTGAGATAGTAGCAATGTGCTCGATGTCTTCTTTGGTTTTGATTGGTGTAGCAGATTGTTTTAGATTGCTTGTAATAACCTCGACTGCTTTTTCCATACCTCGTTTGAGTTCTGTTGGCGAGGAGCCAGCGAGAACATACTGTTGGGCTGCTTTGTAAATAGCACGAGCCAATACAGTAGAAGTAGTTGTGCCGTCCCCTGCATCTGTGTTGGTTTGGTCTGCTACTTGCTTTAGGATTTGGACCCCGACATTCTCAAAGGGATCGTCTAGGTCAACGAACTTGGCGACTGTTACGCCGTCCTTTGTAATGATTGGGTTGGAGCCTTCTTTGTGTAGGATTACATTGCGACCTCTTGGTCCCATTGTGGCTGCTACATTATCAGCCAAGATGTCGATACCCCTAGCAATCTTCTGCTGGAGTGTCTGACCTGATTCGTATTGCTTAGACATTTTTACCTCGTTGTGGTCTAGTCTGTGTAATATATACTATTGTGGTGGGGTTGTCAAGTATTATTTTGCTTCAAAGTCTATTCTAAGTGATAAGCCACGAGATCCACCTCTTCCTCGGAGATCGACTCTTGTGTCTTTTATAGCCTTTTCAAGAAACTCAGCGGCTGAAAGGAAGGAGGTGTTTTGTAAAAGGTCATCCCAAGTTAGGAAATAGTTTGGAACCGCCTTTTGAGATTTCTCATCAAACTTGTGAGATCCAAGGTATGCTTCCTTAATCAAGTATATCTCTAAGTTATCATCTTGCATACCTGCCTTGATAATCTCATCCAAAAGTTTTGCTCTCTCTTCTCTAATACGAGCCGCTTCCTCTTCGCTTTTGCCTTTTAGGACAGATAAATCACTCTCAAATCTAAAGAGTTTCTTTATCTTGGCTGCTGTTGAATACTTCCCAGCAAATCCATATTGTTCATTGTCTTCAAGATATTCCCTAGTAGCAGCCAAGAATAATGCTGCTGCCTCTGGACCTTGGGCTGAAGCAGCCTGAGCCTTTGGGTATTTCTTTACCGATATTCTTACTTCGCCATCGTCGGAAATCAAATCTGTCTTTGGCTCGTTCGAGGAGACACCCGCTCCAGAATACAACTTGCTAAGTTTTATGCCTTTTCTTGCAAGTTTCTGATACCTTTTATCTGGTATATCATTTCTCACTTGAGCGATAATATCTTTTGCCAACTCGTTGTATTGTTCCCCTGCATCTCCAGTTTCCAAGGGAGGCTCGAAGTTGTTCATAGCATTTGTAAGGTTCACTTCAAACTTTGTAGAGTCTAAGCCAGACTGACCGGCTCCTCGCTTGAGCCTTATTGAATAATCTTTTAACTTAGGATGCTTTACGATAATCTGGCGAACTACTGATTGCTTTCCCGTCTTGTTAGATGCGTGAACCATCTTTGGCTCTAAACTAAATCCAGATCCATTTTCTGGTTTGACCTCTTGCTTAATTTTATCAATCAACTTAGCACGAGTTACCCTATCACCCGCTCTGTCGATTACCATGATGCTAGGAGTTTGTTTTTTGATCTCTACTTCATTTTCTGTTGCTGCCTGTAGTGCTCTATAGATATCATCTATCAAAGCCGCCCTTCTCTCAATGGCATCTAAGACTTCTGGATCTACTTTCTTTTTTTCGCCCATCAAGTCCTCAACCATCTCAACGAGTTGGTCTAGCCCAAGTGTATCTCGCTTAGGCTGGAAGAAGTTTTCTACAAGTTGGTCTAGTTCTTTCATTCTTTATCCTCTGGGTATAATAACAGCCCACTTGTCTTTCCATTCAGAAGAAGGTGGAACATCGCCTCTTCCGGGCCAAGCACTCAAAATAGAATAAGCCTTTCCTTCTTCTACTGCCTGTGCTACTTGGTCTTTCAATTCTTCTGGGACATATTCCAAACTTGTTGTTGGTCTAATGACGACGGACAACTTGTCTTGGAGAAAGTCTTGTAAGGGCTTTGAAGTTTCTATTCCGGGGACTATAACTTCTCCACCTCTTTCTTCTTTTGAAACCTCGACCCTTTTTGCATCGGGAAGTTTCATCGCTTCCTCCATAGGCATAACCAAATCATAGCCTACATTTGGAACCGAGACAGTATAGACTGCTTGGTTTGGGTTTATGTCTGCTTTTGAAACAGCATCATTGACTAGGGATAAATCAAAGTCGGCGAAGATAGATCCTTTCCCCGGCTCCTTGTGTCCTCGCTCAATGTGTCCCTTAACCCAGTCAGCAAAGATAACTAAGTTGTCTCCTGACTGGATTGTTTCGTTTGCTTCTGTAAGAAACTTTCGCCACTCTGTTAGGATTTCTTTCATTTTCTTTCTTCTACTCCGATTACTTTTACTCTCTTGGGATCAAACATAATCCAGTTGTCGTCTAACTGGATACTATCATAACCCTCGTCCTCTATTTGTTTGAGGTAGAGTTTGTCGTATTCTTCCCAGCCAGCAGTCTTATCAACAGTTAGTTCTACCTTCATAATGTATTTGGAAGATAGAGCACCGCTTTCACCACTAATGATCTTGTCTTTATCTTCTGCGAACCACATAACACCTTGGGCACCAAAGTCTCTGCTGAACTTGCGAATAGGAACATTGCTGCCGTGATAGGCAACGACTGTTCTTTCTTCTTCGTTCATAAAGTTCCGCCACTCTGTTAGTAATTCTTTCATTCTTTATCCTCTAACTGTGCCTCTAATGCTGGTGCGAAAGATCTCAATAGACGATAGTCAGATCCAATGTGCCTAACCTTTTTGGCTAGGGTAAAGCCTTCATCTTCGTCTTGACCGCCTTCCTTCCAATCATAAAATGACTTTTCAATCCATTTTGAAAAGATCAACATATCATCAAGCACTTTATCTATGTCTTCTTCTTTGAGTTCTGGGTCTTTGATGTATTGTTTTTTGAATCGCCACTTATCAAACACCCCTCTATCTCTTCTCAAAGGTATAACGGAAACACCTTTAATCAAGTTATCGGACTCTGTATCTTCTCCTGAAACCTTTTTTTCTATGAAACTCGCAACAGAGTCTGCGAATGGAACTTTATACAAGTCGGCATCCTCTGCTTCATTTATAAAGTTTCGCCATTCTGTTAGTAGTTCTTTCATTCTTTATCCTCAAACAATAATGTCGGCAATGCCGTAGTCTACTGCTTCTTGTGCTGTGAGGTAGACATTCACATTCTTAGACAAGAGACGCTTCAACAACTTTGGTGTAAGGTGTGTCTCGTCGCAGAGTGCTTTGTTGTATTGTTGTTGTATCCAACGAACCTCTTCCATTTCGTTTTCCAAGTTTTCAATAGAGCCGTGGTGTCCACCAATCACACTGTGTATCATTACTCTACAGTTGGCTCCAATCTTGCGCTTGCCTTTGGTTCCTGCTGCGAGAAGGATAACACCAGCCGACATAACACGACCAAGACCGTATGTATGGATTTCACAGTCGTCTTGGATTTGGCGCATCATATCATAGATAGAGAACATATCAACGGCAGTTCCACCGGGAGTAGAAATGATAAGTTCAAATGGTTTGTAGGCTGTGATAGGCTCTGTCTTACCTTCTTCTAATAGTTTGTATTTGCCTGACTCACGCAAGATAAGGAAAGCAGAGATAAGGTCTGCTGCCATTTTCTCTTCTACGTCGCCATAGAGTTGGGCTACACGAAGATCTGATTCTTCTTGCTGCTGACCCATTGCTTGTTCCAATAGGGCTGTGAGTTCTTGGTGAAGTTCCTCGTCTGTGAGTTCCACTACTTCTTCTTCTACTGTCTCTTCTTTCTTAGTTTTCTTCTGCTTCGGCATTCGCTTTGTCTCCTTTTAGCATTCTGAACATTACTCTATCTCTGTCCCAGATTACATCTGCTTCATTACGGAGATACTTAACCAAGAGTTCAAATATCTGTTCTGCTTCCTCATAGTCAAGAACGTCGTTGTCCTTGAGTTCGCCTAAGTAATTAATAACTGAGTTAGTTTTAAACGCTTTGGTAGCATAGTAAATATTATCCTGCAAGCCAAAGTTCTCATCATATCGCCTAATAAAGTCAAGTATATCTTTTTTATGCATCATCATTTGTACAACTCGTCTATGCTTTTGGTTATCATATCCCACTTGTATTGAGTTAGAATCTTCTTGTGTGCTTTTGGAAAGAGATCAAACATTTTCAAATGAACAAGGTCTTTCCAAATCTTAAATGTTTCTTTATCAATCTTCTTTACTAACTCAATCTGTTCTTCTGGAAGGTCCATTGTTTCCATTGTCTCATACTTGATTGACTTTATGAAAGCAATGTCCTGTGAAGTTGAGACTAGCAACAAAATAATCTGGTCTGTCGTAGCCTTAATTGTGTTGTGCATATGCCCTAAGTCCAATAAGATTGCTATGAACCTATAACATAAGGCTCCTCCAAAGAATAATGCGGCTGCTGCCCAGACTTCCATTTTACCTCCAAATAAAAAAAGGGGAGACCCGTTATTGGATCACCCCTGTATTATACCAAAGAGATGCTAGAAATGCAACTATTATTTTGATTTTGTTTCTTTTTGGAGTCTCTGAATAACACGGGCGAAGACTTCCTCGATTACATCAGCGTTAACTTCAGCAAGTTCTTCTTCCTCTTCTTCTGCTTCCATTTCTTCACCGGCTTCTTCTTCGCCGCCTTCTTCTTCAGCACCCATTTCCATATCCATATCCATTTCCATTGGCTCTTCTTCTGCGCCCATTTCTTCTTCGCCGTCTTGGGAAACTTCTACTTCTTGTCCGAGAACATCTTCGAGTGCTCTCTCAAGTGCAGACATCAACTGATCAACGGAAACCATTGCGCCACCTGCTGCTGGCTCTTCGGCAGCCATATCCATTGGCTCTTCTTCAGCGCCCATTTCCATATCCATTTCCATTTCTTCTTCTTCTTCGTCGAGAGCAACTTCGTCCATTGCCTCTTCGTCTTCTTTACCATAGCCTTCAGCCATTTCTTCTTCTTCGTCTTTGCCGTAGCCTTCTTCAAGATCTTCTTCTTCGGAAAGGTTTTCTGTGACGAACTTATCGCTAAGACCACCGATGGTAGCCAACTTCATAAAGCGGCGGATGGTGCTTTCGTTCAACATATCGTTCTTTTTCATTTCTAATATCTCCTTGTGTTTGTCAAAAAATGAAACAAAATCATTAATAAATAGTAATAGGATTCCTAAAAAGCATTATAAAATTACGCTTCTAATAGGTAGTCTCGCTTTTATCTAAGAACCTTTTTAATTCTTTCCCTGTTATACCTAGTTTGCTCAGGGCTTTTTCTTCTATTTGTTTTACCCTCACGAAAGAAACTCCGAGCCTGTCGGCTACTTCTCTTAGGGTCATGTGGCTGTCTGGGTGATTGTTTACAGCGACCACTGTACAGTTCAAGTCTTGTTCATAATCTATCCATAATCTGCAACCTGTCCTGTTGCAACTTTGTTTTTGGTTTTCGCATTGGTCATAACATTTCATAAATCTGGGAACTCCTGTTGTATTATGTCGAAGATGTTTTCTATCTCCTCTTCTTTTAGAGCGAACTGCTCTTCCACTTCCCTAGCCTTCTTGCGAATGGCTTTTCCTTTACGGAGCCTTCCTTTATTATATTTCATTTTCTCTTCCTTGATTTTCTCTACATAAGCAATCAAGTTGTCGTCCCCACGAAGATAACCAGTCACGATGTCTCGAAAGAACTCTCCTTGATAAAAGCCGTCGTAGTGGAGACGAATACGAAGATCAGCGTGTCTCTTGTCGGTTTCCTTGAACTGGATTACCTTGTTGAGATTACCATAATCTATTTCGTATTCTTCGCTCATTTGTTCCTCATTAGAATGTGAGTGAAACTCTCTGCTTGACCTGCCGTTGTTTGTTGGACGAACTTGGCTTTGGCTTGTAGGTCGTTGATTGTCCTAGCACCTGAGTAAGACATACCACTTTGGATACCGCCTTTGAGGTCAGCCAAGATTGTATTCACATCACCTTTGTATGGGATTGTGGTAGAGATACCCTCTGGTGTAGAGGTCTTGCCTCGCCAATTAACTTGGGCTTCGCTTGACGCCATACCACGATAGACTTTGTATTTTTTGTTACCTGCGTCAAAAACCTGTCCCGGTGCTTGGTCTGTTCCAGCCAGCATTGAGCCAAGCATAACAAAGTCAGCACCAGCAGCCAGAGCCTTTACAATGTCTCCGCTAGTTTTCATACCACCGTCAGCAATGATTGGGATAGGACAGCCAGCCTCAACACAGTCCATAACTGTCTGAAATGTTGGAACGCCGTGACCACTTACCAGTCTGGTTGAACAGATACTTCCTCCGCCGACGCCGACCCTTACGCTGTCTGCTCCCCATTCAGCCAAGGCACAGGCACCTTCGCCTGTTGCTACATTACCAGCCATAATGTGAACTGAGTTTCCAAAGACTTTGCGAAGGCTGGCAAGGGCGGTCTTCATCATTGAGTGGTGCCCGTGGGCTACATCAACGCAAAGAACATTGGCACCTGCTTCTACGAGAGCCTGTGCTCTTTCCAAGTAATCACCAGTCACACCGATGGCTGCTCCTACATTATTTACTTCTACAACCTTGGCTTGCTTTACCAGTTTGGATTGGTCATCAATACTATTGTAGCGGTGGATAATACCTAACC